CCTTAAGTTTCTGGCTACAGATTACACTTCCTTTGAAGCTCATGTTTCTGAGGAAATGTTTAAACAAATTGAGTACTTTATCTATCGCGAACTCGTTGGAAAAATTAACTCCAACATGTACCACGTTCTCAAACTTATGGAAGTTGTGGTTTCTGGTAAGAACATTATTAAAAACAAATACTTTAGTGGTTATATTAACGCGCGAAGGATGTCAGGTGAAATGACGACATCCTTGGGTAATGGTCTAATAAACTATTGCCTTATGAGATTCGCTTGCCACGTTCAAAACATACAAACCGTAGGTGTAGTGGAAGGAGATGACGGACTCTTTGCGATAGATTCGCAACGAGAGTTCGATCCTGAAGTATTCGCATCTATGGGTTGCATGGTTAAATTAGACGTACACTATACGTTGGAGACCGCAGGGTTTTGTCAGAATATCTTTGACATAAACGAACGGCGTAATGTAGTTGATCCGATCAAAATTCTTTGCAATTTTGGATGGTGTCAAACCAAATACTTACGTGCTTCTGACAAAACCAAAATGAAACTATTGAGAGTCAAAGCGCTCAGCATGTTGTTCCAATGCGCTGGGTGTCCAATAGTACACATTCTTGCGACTCGTCTCTTATATTTAACACGAAGTTACAATGTCGGTAATTTATTAGACAAAACGTTCTCCGGATTCTGGGAACGCACATTGAAATCTGGTATAGAAGCCATGAATGTGACTGAAAAACTAAATATTCCTGTATCTCAATCATCACGCATGTTGATGGCGGAAAAATTTGGTATTTCTATCCCGTGTCAGTTGGCTATAGAAGAGAACATTAGATCCTGGAGCTTGGGAGCCAATGTACATTCTCTTATACTTCTACACTGTCCTGACGTAACGGTGGACACCTACAATGAATACTCACTCGAAGGTTCCGACTTTGAGGTGGACTTGTATGGTATTGTAGGTTGATTTCAAAAACGCAGAGCTGAGGCCTTGTATCGGCTCTCTAAATAACTTCCTCGCGGTCCGCGGAGCCGGGGAAGAGGC